TTGTTAGAGAATGTTATATCTCAAGAAATAACATTACTGTTAGGAAAGGATAAGATAGGAAAGGATAAGATAGGAAAGGATAAGATAGGAAAGGATAAGATAGGAAAGGAAGGGAAGGAAGTGCCTGGCGGCAAACTCTCTGATGAAGATTTTTTAAAAACCCTAAAAACAAACCCTGTTTATAAACATATCAACATAGAACAAGAGTTGGGCAAAATGGATACTTGGCTATCTACCCACCCCGGCCGCCAAAAGACGCGCCGCTTTGTAGTTAATTGGCTTAATAAGATAGATAAACCCTTAGAAACTCAAAAAAAGAATGATCCTAAGCCGCGCAAAACCTGCACAGCTTGCGGTGGTAGTGGATATTTGCCGGATAAGGCTAAATGTTGGTGTTGGGAATAAATCTGCTCTTGCAGAAAAAAGGCATAACCCCTGTGTGGCTTTGTGAATAAATAGACGCTTATGGTATCCACATAGGCGACTTCAGTCTTTATGGAATATGATGGCTGCCAAAGCCTCGCAGGGTAACAAAGGAGAGGGAAGATGAAAACTTATGAGGAAGTAGCAGATAAGGCGGGATTAAAGGGTTTGACTCGCTCAAGATTTCTTGTCTATATGAGCCGTAGATGGGGCGATTTACAAGACGAGGCAATAAAATGCCAAGTTGGTTATGCTTCTGAATGGGCTGAAAGGTTTTTGTCTGGAATAGAATATAATTGTTCAGATAATGTTGGACAATCTGTTTTGAAGGATATAGATAAGTAGCCCCCACAACCAAAAGGAGTTGAGTTGAGTGAAATAAAGTTAATTTTAGGCGACTGCTTGGAGATTATGAAAACGATACCGGACAATAGTGTGGATTTAGTTATTACTTCTCCGCCCTATGATAAACTCCGAGATTATAAAGGATATACTTTTAATTTTGAGGGTATAGCAAAAGAGTTATTTCGGATTATAAAACAAGGGGGGGTAGTTGTTTGGGTGGTAGGAGACCAAACTGTTAATGGGAGTGAAAGTGGCACAAGTTTTAGACAAGCACTTTATTTCAAGGGACTCGGGTTTAATTTACACGATACAATGATTTATAGAAAAATAAATTATATTCCACTAACACACAATCGGTATGAGCAAGAATTTGAGTATATGTTCGTTTTATCAAAGGGGAAACCAAAAACATTTAATCCTATAAAAATACCTACAAAATTAGCAGGGAAAACCTATAACCCTAAGCGACCCCGGACATACGATGGACATAGTATTAGGCATAATAGAAGCGAGATACTCACTTATAAAAATAATAAAATAAAAGGAAATATATTTGATTATGTCGCTGGAGCAGGTGGTGAGAGATTAAACCATCCAGCAACTTTCCCTACACAACTTGCCAATGACCATATTCTATCTTGGAGTAACGAAGGCGATTTAGTTTTAGACCCAATGATGGGAAGCGGAACAGTAGGGAAAATGGCGAAGTTAAATCACAGAAACTTCATCGGCATAGAAATCTCTCCAGAGTATTTTGAAATCGCCGAAAGAAGAATAAATCAAACTATGGAGAATTTATTTTAACAAAGAATAGGAGCTGACTTATGGCGGAGAAGAAGATGACGGACAAACCTAATAAGACAGTAATGGAAGTGTTGGAAAGATTTGAAACAAACTGCATAGCAATTTCAGGTAGCACAGATGATGTGGATATTATAGAAAGGGATATGACAAAACTATTAGAGCAAGCCGAAGCGGAACTCAATGAGATATACAAGCCGATGAGCGAAGAGGAAATAAGGAACGAGTTATTTGATTTAGTTAACGCATTGAAAACGCTAAAGGGTTGGGATAGAGATGGGAAAATTCAAAAGTGTGCCAACGCCTTCTATCCTCACCTGCGAGTAAGTAAGAAACACGATTGCCACGAAACAATGGAAGAATTACGAGGTTGTTCAATATGTTCAAAAGTAGTGATGGGATTTCGGGGAGAAGAATTAGATAAAGCCATAGAAAAATGTAACTGGATTATTTTGGAACAGCAAAAAGAAATTGATAAATTAAAAAGAAAGCCTCACCTGCCACGCTTAACAGAGGCGGAGATTAAAAAGATATTACCACCAGAAAAAGCAGAAATAGTCATTGAGATACTAAAGCTCAAAAACTGCTTGGTCAAGGTTGAAGTGGGGGAGATAGAGAAGATAATTTATGAACACCATATACCTATTGAGTTTGATAAACATTTCTGTCCTGCAAGACCTGATTGGCAACATAGATTAGCCCATTCTATTATCACCTACTTGGAGGGGAAATGAAGTGGAAAGCGACATAAACTTGGAGGGGAAGAAATGAAAACCTGTAAAGAATGTATGCACTTTAAAGTATGTAGTTGGGTTCCTGAGCCATATTCAGGAAGTCATTCAGGAGGATTTTTACCATCAACTGGTTATGAATTGTTCCATCGAGACTATTATCAGGCTTTTGGTAATAATTGTAGCGAATTCAAACTGTCCATAACTTCGGAGAATATCCTGTTCAACAATGACACCTATCACCTACTACAAGCATAGGCGATGCAAGAGATGTGGCAAGCGGACGCTGGGCAACTTCGTATGCTCGGATTGCCGGGTTAAGGTGGCGGGTAAACGGATGGGGAGGGTTTACGGATGAAAAAATCCCTTTGCGAGAGTTGTGTTGAAAGTTGTTTTATGCCAAGGAAGATTTATAAGTGTAAGGATTATTCATCAATCACGAGGAGGAGAAAGCTATGGAAGCGCATAAGCTTGCCAAAGAGTTAGCGGCCTGCCTGTATTACCAGGCAGAGGGAACAGAGACACAGTTTGAAAAGCAAGATCCAGATGTGGTCGCGATATGGTTGAATCGGGGTGTGGTAGTGGTGCAGCACCTGGAGAAGCTAGGCCTTGAGGTTGTGCCGATGGGGGCAAAGGAACAAACCAAAGAGGATGACGCCAAACACTTAGAACGGCTTACCCAGATCATCGAGAAGTTCGTCAAAGGGCTTAATACTACCAAGCCCGCGCTATTTCCGGCAAAGGAACTAGCGCATAAAATCCTTCAAGGAGGTTAAAATGGCAGAAGAATTAGTTCCGCAGGGTAATGAGACAACCTTAGAGAAGTTGATGAAGAAGATGATGGATGTCGAGGGGTATGTGATTTTTTCCGGGGTTTTAACAAACAAGATGGACGAACAAGGCAACCGGCTGCTTGAGTTTGACTACAACAGATACCATTTTTCTGATGATGACCTTAAGGCTACACTAAAGAATTTCGTCAGAGTAGTTACTGATGACCTGGACAACTGGAAGAAAGAACTGACCGGGCTGGATAAATAATGTATGACCAATATCTGACAGGCGCGGGGGTGCCCCCGGATAAAATAGACACCTGCATGGAGTGGGCGTTCGGCCCGGGGTGGCAGGCAAAGGATTTGGGCGATTGCCAGCATTACTGGGACAAGAAGCATAATCTCTTTAAGATAACCAGCGCGATGCCGGTGGGTGAAACTATATTCAAGATAGGGGTATTGTTTATGGCGGTAGAAGGCAATGGTGGGAGGGGGTGAACAATGAGCATTGCGCTTGCGCCAAAGGGGGTAAGCCACGAGGTTTTATGCCGGGGTTGCGATATTTACAAGTCAAGGTTTTGGGTAGCGCAGGCGTTGAATGAGATATACGGCACTAATGGCGGTTGGGATTTCGCCGAGTGTTACAAATCCTGCGAGCATAAGGCGAGGTTAAAGAGCGCGTATGACCGGGTGAAGGCTTACGAATACTACCGGAGAAATAAAGTTGGACGATAAACAAGAGATAATCCTCAAAGAATTAAAGCGCCGGGCAGAGGAGATTCGGTTTGGCAGTATTACTGTTGAGTTTAAGATACATGATGGTAAGATTACAAAAGGAGATATACTTGAAAAAAGGGAAATGCTTGGATAAAAAAATTGGACTATTGGATGAGTGTATTCCTTATAATGCTTTTGGGGATATTAGTGTTGTTAAAAAGTTAGTTAGGGAAACGAGGGCTAAAATTAACGAAATAATTAAAAAGATAGAAAAATAATTTAAGCCGACAAGTCAGTCTTGAGGCCCCACATTCCAAGTTTATGCTTGGGTGTGGGGTTTTTGTTTATATGACAATCGTAAATTTTAAATATATATGGTTCAAGGTGCCGCAGAAATTATTGCGCAAGCTCTATAATTCACATAGGGTTCTTGATAAAAAAACTTATCAAAAAATGCTCTATTATAGAGAGGTTTTAGAGGGGGTAGCAAATAAGACGCAACACCTTATATCTATTATAGATAGGATATTGCTCAAGGGTTGATTTTGGCAATGTGGTTGCGAAATCAGTATACTTTATGTATGGGGCGTGGTGGGGGACAATAATTTATATTGAATATAGAGCCCGTTCATTCACGCCCTATTTTTTAACTTGAACTTAACTTGATTATGCCAGGATATTGCGATCCGCCAAACAGATTTAGTTCAACCAACCAACCCTTACATCGTGGTCGTCCTAAGGGGACATCTCCTACGGAGTGGCTTCGTAAATTAGCCAAGACTAAAATAGATTTTCAAAATCCGCTTACAGGTAAGCCGGATAAGGCACCGGTTGCGCTTGTTGTTGCGATCCAGCTTATATTGAAAGCTACTCAAGATTCAGATTTACCTTCTATCAAAGAGTTTTTTGACCGCATGGATGGCAAGGTAGCGCAAGAAATATTAGGCAAGGGTTTAGCTGATACTGTTTATCATGTTATAAATTTTAATGGGAATGGCAAACCAAAAGATAGTATCAATACCAGTTCCAGAGTTTCTGGAATCGATACACCATTGGCAGACAGAAATCCTTAATAAGTTTGACGAGCAATCAGCAAGATTCTTTCTTGCCTGTTGGCATAGGCGCGCTCGAAAAACTACCCTAGGATTGAATTTGCTTATCCGCGAGGCATTCAAACACCCCAAAAAAGTATATGGTTACATCGGGCCCACATACAAGCAGGCCAAGGCAATCGTCTGGCGCGACCCGAATATGTTAATGCGCTATCTCCCTCCTGAAATCGTAGCCCGCAAGAATGAATCAGAACTTTATGTCGAGCTTACCAACGGTTCGATAATCGTAATCAAGGGCGCGGATGAACCGGATTCTATTAGAGGCCAAGACTATCAGGGCATATTTATAGATGAGTGGGCACTTATGAAAGATATGGTCTGGACAGAAATCTTGCGCCCGATTATTACCCAGGATGTCTCGCGCTGGGCTATGTTTGCATTTACCCCAAAGGGCAGAAACTTTGTTTATGACTATTGGATGAAAGCTGACCAATGGCCGGAGTGGTATAAGTCTTTCCTGCCGGTATCGAAATCAAGGTTGATAGATAATGATGAGCTTATCAAGGCGCAGAAAGAAATCCCTCTTGAAATGTATAATCAGGAGTTCGAGTGTTCTTTCTTAGCGGATGAGGAGAATACTTTAATCGCCGCAAAGGCAGTCGAGGATTTGGCGGGCGTCCAGCATTATTGGAAAGAAACCCGGCGCATTATAACCTGCGATCCGTCTCAAGGCGGGGATGAATGCGTGATTTATGCCATTGAAAACAGCGAAATAAGGGACACAAAAATACTGCATGTTAAGGATACAATGGTGATTGCGGGCGAAATCGCCTCGATGATGCATAAACATCGCGCAGAATCGGCTTGTGTTGACTCAATCGGCATAGGGGCAGGCATATATGACCGGCTGCGTGAGCTAGGTAAGAGGGTTATCGGTATAAACTCCGCGGAGAAAGCGGGCGATGAGGAACGCTTCTATAACCGCCGGGCAGAGATGTGGTGGTATATGATGGAACAAGTCCGGGATAAGAAGATAGCATATCCGCAAGATATTGAGTTGCGCAGGGAATTGTCGTTTGTTAAATACAAAGTGGTAAACTCAAACGGCAAAATTCAATTAGAACCAAAAGCAGATACCAAGAATGTATTAGGGCGTTCGCCGGACAGGGCAGATGCATTTGTCTATGGAATATGGGCGTTGAAAGATATAAGGCCGATGCACAAGGACGCTTGGAAAGACGAACCCTACTCAAGAGAGTTAGGGAAAGGCGCTGTTTCAGCGATGGCAGCGTAAGGAGAACATATGCCAAGTCTATTGACAGAAATTGAAGATTCAAATCCGTTGCGCGGTGAGATAGTCGACCGTTTCAAATACGCATCCGAACACTTTTCGCCCTGGACTGATGAGGCAAAAGAGGATTATCAGTTTGCTTTAGGCGACCAATGGACGGAAGAGGAGCGCAACATTCTTAAAGACCAGGCGCGCCCGTGTTTGACATTTAACCGCATACGCCCATTGATAAATTTAGTTTCAGGTTATCAGAGAGAGAACTCATCGCGCATCAAGGTCAACCCCGAAGGCGGCGAGGACAGGATATTCTCCGAGGTGATGGACAGGTCAATCAAGTTTGTGGATAAAGTATCGCACTTGACTTATAAGATGGGCTATTGGTTTGATGATGGCTTATATTGCGGCAAGGGTTGGCTTGAGGCGATATTGACTTATGATAGCGACCCGATACGCGGAGAGCTCAAGTTTAAGCAGCGTTCGCCTTATCAAATTTTATCTGACCCCGACTTTTTAGAATATGATTTAAACGAAGGCGCGCGCTATGTGTTTAAGGTGGTGAGATTATCAAAGGGCGAGTTATTAGAATTATATCCGAAGAAGAAAAAGATAATCGAAAATTTACTAAAGGACAATACAGATGACCCTACGGAATCCGTGCTTGGAACGGTGTTGCAAGAGGGCGGAGACGATGACTACGGCGGCAAGCCAAACATCACGACTATCACTAAAGATTTGGCTGACCAGGATGAAAGCGATTTTGACGAAGATGAGAAGTTTACCGTCAAAGAATACTGGCGCACAAAGATGGTGGATAAATATTACGCGATTGAAATAGAATCGGGCGAACCAAGAAAATTCGATACCGAAGAAGAGGCGCAGGCATTTATAACGCAGCAGGGGACAGGCAAGGTCATCGAGCGCAAAGTCCAAGAGATGCATGTGAGCGCTTACTGCGCGGGATGGATATTGCAAGAAGATGAAATATCGCCGTTTGAACCTTATTATTCAGGTTATCCATTCTTTAGGTTCATGGCTGACTGGGCTCCTAACGCCGACAGCGAAACCTTGCGGGTGCAAGGGTTGACAAGGGGGTTGAAGGATCCGCAGAAAGAAAAGAATAAATCCAAATCACAGAATCTGCATATCTTAAATACACAAGCGAACTCCGGGTGGATAGGTGATGATGACGCGTTGACTCCCGAAGGGCAAAAGAAGCTGGAAGAGATGGGTTCAAAGCCCGGGCTTACGGTATGGAAGAAAAAGGGTTCCGAGATAAGAGAGATATTACCCAAGGGCCCGAACGCCGGGATGATACAGCGTGAGGAGAAAGCGGACGAAGAGTTTAAGCAGATAGCCGGTATCAATCCTGACCTTATGGGTTTTCAAGAGGGCACGACATCGGGCAGGGCGATTAGTTTGCGTATCAAACAAGCGGTGCTTTCATTGGTGAGGTTGTTCGCTAATTACAGATATTCAAAAGAGATTATCGGCAAGTTTATTTTAGAGATGGTGCCGATGTTGTTTGATGAGAAAAAGATGATGAAGGTGTTGGGCCCGGACTATATGCGCAAGGCGCTTGACCCTGAGAAATACCCTGAAGGATTAAATGAAGGGCATATAGCGGCGTTTCTTACAATGGTTAAAGATAATAAATACGATGTCTTTGTGGCGGAGGCTGACCAAAACGCGACCATCAGGTATGAAATATTCCAGTCGCTTACCGAATTATTAAAGGCTGGAGCGCCGATACCCATTGACTTAGTCATAGATTACTTAGATCTTCCCAACTCGGAAGAAGTAAAGCAAAAGATTAAACAGCAACAGCAAATGCAAATGGCCGCAGCACAAGCTGCGAACAAACCGGCAGGGATGCCGACACAATAAGGAGGGCTAAATGCCAGAGTTGACCGTTGAGAAAATCGACGAGAAGTTAGCAAAGGGCGAGAAATTAACCAAAGAGGAAAGCAAGTTCATTATGAGTTTGCCGCCTGAGAACGCAACCGACGGCAATAAGCCGCCAGCCGAAGAGGAAGAAGTTATCGAGTGGCCGGTTGAGGCGGATGATAAAAAGGTTGATGATAAAGAACCGGAAGACAAGAAGCCCGAAGAGAAAAAACCTGAACCTAAGCCTGAAGAAAAAAAAGAGGACACTAAATTAGATATAGAGCGGCTTGAAACAGAACTTGCGAAACCGGAAGGCAAGGAGTCGTTTGAAGGATTAACCAAGAGAGAAGTCGCATACTTTTGGTCAATGCGCCGGGACAGGCGAGCACGGCAGAAAGCCGAAGAAGACAGGGATGCCGCGAGGTTTACGGCGGCTAAACTCAAGAAAGAAAAAGAGGAGTTGCCTAAGAAAGAGGAGCCTGAAGAAGACCCCTTGAAAGACTTAAAGGCAAAAGACCAAGAAGATTTTATGACGGTTGCGGAAGCCGTCAAGGTGCTTGAGAAAGCGCTAAAGAAACCGGCTCCTGTTAAAGAAGAGGCGCCGAAAGCAAGGACATTAGATCCTGTTCATCAAAAGTATTTGCAGTTTTGCGAGAATGAGTGCAAGGCAAACCATAGCGAAGACTATGATGTGGTAATGGAGTTGGCGCCCGAGATTATAAACTCGAACGATAGGTATGTTGCCGAAGTAGGCGAGTCAATACAAAAAGGGGAAAACCCGGCTGAGAAAGTTTACCAGCTGATAAAACAAGATGCGGAGTTCGACAAGCTGTTTCCCGCGGCTGAGGTAAAAGTCAAAGCGAGGAAACCAGCGGAGAAGAAACCCGAGAAGACTCCAGAAGAGCTGGAGAAAGAAAAGAAAGCCCAAGCGGCGGAGGCAGCGCTTGAAAAGAATAAGGATAAAACCAAAACAACAGGACACGCTGGGGGAGAGAGCGGGGCGGCAGAGGATTCTGGTAAGGTTGACGGTTATTCCGTTGATGACATAACGAATATGTCTGACTTGCAGTTTGCCAAGCTACCTAAGAAAACAAGAGAGAAATTCCTCCAGCTATACGGATAAACATTAGGAGGTTCACATGGCTGTTTCATTATCTGCATCTGCTCTACGCCCGGAGTTATGGCGTAAGCAGTTGTTCGCGGATGTTCGCGATAACCTATACGCAACACGCTTTATGGGTTCAACCGAACAATCCATGATCCAGGAAATTGAGGATCTAAAAGCAACACCCGGAACCAATGTAAGCGTTGGGCTCGGCATGAAGTTATCAGGCACAGGCGTAACCGGCGACTCAGAGTTGGAAGGCAACGAAGAGGCGATGACGGATTACGATGAGGATGTCGCTATTGACCAGTTAAGGCACGCGGTGCGCTTGACCGGCAGTATGGACGAAAAGAAAAACGCATACAATATGCGAACATCGGCTAAGAACAGATTGGCTGATTGGTGGGCTGAAAGAATCGATCAGGAAATAATCGACAAGCTCTGCGGTAAAGCTTCTTCTACTTTTGCCAACACACCCACGGCAGCGGCTGCGACCCGTTCAATATTTGCTGGCGGACAGTCTGCGGTTGGTAATGTAACTTCTGCTATGAAGTTAGACTGCAAAGTTCTTGATGCCGCGAAACAGATGGCAAAGTTAGCGACACCGAGGATTAAACCCTTGCGCGTAAACGGCAAGGAAACTTATGTGGCTATACTCCACCCTTACGATGCGACCAACTTACGCCAGGATCCTGTTTGGAACCAGGCGCAGAGGGAAGCAAATGTAAGAGGCGAAACTAACCCGATATTCGATGGCTCATTAGGCATCTACAACGGGATAGTTATTCACGAACACGAATATGTCTATCGCACCAATGACGGTTCAGGTGCTGCTTATGTAGCGCGTAATATTCTCTGCGGCCAACAGGCAGGTTTATTCGCTTGGGGCCAGCCGGTCAAATGGGTTGAGAAATCTTTTGACTACGGCAACAGCTGGGGTTTTTCAGTAGGTGCTATATTCGGCACGATCAAGCCTATATTCAACGCGCTTGATTATGGTGTGGTTACGATGTTTACCGCTTCAGCGGCAGCGTCAACAGCGTAAGATTATTAACTAATTAGCCATGCGGCACAATTACCGACATGGAGATTAACAGGAGGAAATACAAATGGGTGCAATCACCGGAACAGTAGCATATTCAACACCATTGGCAGGTAAGAGGTTGTTAGTCCTTACTGCTACATTATTAACTGCATCTGATGTTATTACTTTAAGCCTTGCATCTCATGGTGTAAGAACTCTCTACGCCGCAACGGCGATGTTGACTGGTGGACAAGATACTGCCTTAATGGGTGGTTTGACGGTCAGCCATTCAGGATTAGCAATAACCATTGCATCACAAGTCCCAGCAGGAACAGCATCAACAAATTGGGATAGTGCGACGATAGAAGTTCTTTGTATTGTCGACTAAGTTAAAAAAAGAGGGGCTGGGTAGCGTAGGTTATCCAGCCCTGAATTAACAGGAGGAATTATGGGATGGTCAGAAAATATTAACCCGCGTGGTTTTTGGCAAAAGGGTTTGTATGACCTGGTATATGCCCACATTACCAATTTTAATCTGGTTCTAACAAAACTTGATAATGATGGCGGGGTGACTGATGTAAATTATAACTCTACCCTTGCTATCACTTCGCCTACCATAGGTTCGACTTATGGTAAAGATGTCAAGCCGGATGGATTATATCTTGATGATGTGGTATCCCTGATGAAACAACTGCGCACTAACTTTAATTTATTAAATACGAAGTTAGCCGCGGATGCGACAGTATCAGGGACGACAGTTTATACAGGCCTGAATTTTGCCTCGACAGCTTATGTCATCGATGCGGCAAACGCCGAGGTCAAGCCTTTAGGCGCGCACCAAGGCGATTTTGTGGATTTTCTGGATGCGATAAATGACAAGTGGAACACCTTGCTGAAAACACTTGATATTGATACCGGGGTAACAGATGTGGATTATTACTCGACCTATGCCATAACTGACATAGTAACCGAGGTAAGTTCGTCATCGTGTTCATCCTGTTCATCTTCATCAAGCTGTTCTTCATCGAGCTGTTCATCCAGTTGTTCAAGTTGTTCATCCAGTTCTTGCTCATCTTCGCGTAGTAGTTCGTCAAGCTGTTCGAGTTCATCTTGCAGCTCTAGCTGTAGCTCTTGCAGTTCAAGTTCTTCGAGGAGCTCATCTTCCAGTTGTTCAAGTTCATCTAGCAGAAGCTCATCGAGTTCTTGCAGCTCAAGTTCTTCACGGAGCTCGTCATCCAGCTGTTCATCTTGCAGCTCAAGTTGCTCATCGTGTTCTTGCAGCTCTAGCTGTTCAAGTTGTTCGTCGTGCAGTTCAAGTTCATGTTCATCTCGTTCAAGCTCGAGCTGTTCAAGTTGTTCTAGTTCGAGTTCACAGGCAGTAGCATAGGAGGATATAACCAATGGGTAGGATACAAGGCTTAGCAGAAACAGGCCTACTCACAGAAGACCAGCTGATAAAGACTGGACATGGTTATGTCTTCTCTATCACTATCGCATGGGCAGGCCAGACGGCAGGCTCATTGGTCTATCTGAGAGATGGCTTGGATGGAACGGCGCCGATTGAGGCGTTGTTTGCTTTACCCACGGCAAGTGGAACTATTACCAAAGAATGGCCGCAAGGAAAGGAATTTGACACCGGCATTTGGTATGGTGAAGGCGGAGCAGAGGTATTTACCGAGATCACTTATAAGTAACACAACGGAATGGGCTGGGGCTAACCCCCCGGCCCATCTTTAAATGCGTGTGCTTTTAACGGGGATCTGCGGATTTATCGGCTCCCATATATTTGAACATTTAATTCTTAATACCGACTTCGACATCGTTGGTATAGATAAGCTCACCTATGCCTCGAACGGGTATAACCGGTTAAGAGATACGGGTTATATCGACAGTCCGAGGCTTAAATTGTTTTCAGCGGACTTCGCTTACGCTATCCCTCCCGGGTTAGTCAAAGAGATAGGCGATATAGATTATATCCTGCACTTAGGCGCTGAAAGCCATGTCGACCGTTCGATAGAAAATCCTGAACCGTTTGTAATCAATAATATCTTAGGCACAATGCACATGCTTGATTTTGCCAAACACCTGCCTAATTTAAAAAAGTTCTTTTATTTTTCGACTGATGAAGTCTTTGGGCCAGCGCCGGGCACAGTAGCGTTCAAAGAAAACGACAGGTATAACGCGACTAACCCATACTCCGCGACAAAAGCGGGAGCCGAGCAGTTATGCGTGGCGTATGCGAACACTTACCGGATGCCCATTGTGATAACCCGGACGATGAATTGCTTTGGCGAACGACAGCACCCGGAAAAATATGTTCCTTCGACAATCAGGAAAGTATTAAATAACCAAACCGTAATCATACATAGCGATGCGACCAGGACAAAGGCGGGCTCAAGATTCTATATCCATAGCCGTAATGTAGCCGCTGCCCTGTTGTTTTTACTGGATAAGAGTTGCATAAAGGAAGCATATCATATCGTCGGTGAAAGAGAAGTCGACAATTTAGATATGGCAAAATTCATAGCGGAAGTCATAGGCAAGCCGTTGAAATATGAACTGGTGGATTTCCACTCGAGTAGACCCGGGCACGATCTCCGGTATGGGTTAGACGGGACAAAGATGAAAGAGATGGGTTGGCAAATACCAAAGACCTTTGAGGCGAGTTTAGTCAAAACAATAAAGTGGTATTTAGATAATCCGAAATGGCTGGAGTGGTAAATGATTAAGCTCTTTTCTCCATACATCCCGAAAGGAACTTATAAAGCGGTAGAGAAAGTTTTGTCTTCCGGGCAACTGGCGCAAGGGCAAAAGGTTGATGAGTTTGAATATAATTTCTCAAAATTATTCAAAGTCAAATATCCCGTATCGCTTAACTCCGGCACATCGGCGCTTGAGCTGGCGTATGAGCTTATAAACTTAAAGCCAGGCGATGAGGTAATAACCACGCCCTTGACCTGCGTTGCCACAAACCTGCCATTGTTACGCAGGGGTGTAAAAATAGTATGGGCGGATATTTTAGATGATACCCTTTGCATAAATCCGTTGAATGTAAAAGCCAAACTCACAGAGAGAACCGCGGCAGTAGTCCAGGTTCATCTTGGCGGTGTTGGAGCGGATGTAGGCAAGTTGCATATACCGGTTGTCTCCGACGCCTGCCAGGCATTAGGGGTATGTAATGGAGACTATAATTGTTATAGCTTCCAAGCTATAAAACATATCACGACAGGCGACGGCGGGATGCTGGTTGTAAATAATGAATTGGATTATAAGAAAGCAAAACTTCTGCGTTGGTTCGGGGTAAATAGGGAAAGAGAAATAGAGAATAACTATGAGTCTTACCGCACCAGAATGATGTGTTTTGATATTGAATACCCGGGCACCAAGCGCCACATGAATGATATAGGGGCGGCTATGGGCATAGAGGGGTTGAAACATTACCAAACAACGCTGGCATACCGCAAGAAATTGTTTGATATATATAAAAAGAGATTAAAAGATATATGCGATATTAAACTCATCGACGGAAAAACCAATGTCTATTGGCTTGCTACCGTGCTTGTCTACCGCAGGGATGATTTCGCGAGGATGTTGTTTGACGCGGGGGTTGAGTGCAATGTGGTGCAGGTCAGGAATGACCAATATAAAATATTCGGGGGTATAAACGCAGGGTTACCGGTGTTGGATCGTATCCAAGACAAATATGTATCCTTACCTATCGGGATGCATGTTCTCGAAGAAGATGTCGAATATATCTGCGACAAGATAGAAGAGGGATGGTAAATGAAATGTCTTATTTGCGGCAATGAAGACCAACAGATAAAGGCAAGGGATAAGCACTTAGTTGTTACCAAAAGTTTTGCCGACAGCCACATCCATGTTCATGGCGACATAGAGCAAAAAGACCTGATGAAAGAATTATTGGAAGTAGCGGAAGATGAATTGAATATCACTACAAAGGCGCACCAGGGGTTGAACTTAAAAGAGATTATCTTCCACAACCGCCAGCGCATAGGGGATATGTTCATGTATACCTGCGCCGTGAGGGATTTCAAGGCGGCATTCCCAAACATCAAGGTCAATGTATTATCCACCGCTATGCACATCTGGGATAACAACCCATATATAGATAAGAGTATCAAGCCATATTACAACAATGGTAAAGCACTTGAGACGATAGTTCCCGCGGATTTATTATCGGGGGATACTAATGTTTTAAAGATAGGCCCGGGCAAGTTGACGAATATGAGTAACCGCCTTGATTGGCATTTTGCCAATGCCTTCAGGGTTTCGATAGAAGATTCATTAAAGATAAACTTTCAGCAAGGCATATCCCGCGGCGACATCTGGTTGACAGAAGAAGAATATAACGCGCCGAGGATGTTCAAAGAACCCTATTGGCCGATAATAATCGGCGGTGAAAAGGGTTGGGGTTGCAAGATGTATCCGTTTGAGAGGTGGCAGGAGTTTGTAAATCAGAATAAAGATGTGATGTTTGTTCAGTTAGGCGCTGCCAATGATAACCATCCAAGGTTGCAAGGCGCGAATATCATAGATTATGTCGGCAAGACGGAAGATAAAAATACTGGTTTAAGGGATTTGCTCAAGATTTTTCTTAATGCTGAAGGTTCGATTGGTTTGGTGAGTTTCCACATGCACCTGTCAGGCGCTTTATACAAACCTGCCTTAGTCATAGCGGGGGCAAGGGAGCCGGTATCATTCACAAGATACCATGGCCATCAATACCTGGCAAACGACGGTTGCCTGCCTTGTGGGATTAACGCTTGCTGGCATTGCGATATTAACGCCTGCAAAGACTTGATAGATATAAACGGGGAGAAGGTGCCTAAATGTGTGGATATGATAAAGCCGGAAGACCTGACGCGAGCCCTGAACCAGTATTATATTGGTGGCAGATTGAAAAAAGGCGTGGTGTCGGAGAAACCCAAGCAGTTCAAGAACATTGTGAAAACCCAGGTGGCTGCGCCTGCCGTAGAGATAAAGAAAGAGCCCTGCGCGTGCAAGAGTAGCGATACCCTTGAGTTTGGCAATACCTGTATAGAAAAAGAAGATTGGGATGTCATTAAAGAGGTCATTGGAAAATATAAAGTCAAAACAGTCCTTGAGTTTGGCTGCGGGTTATCTACCCTTAAAATGGCGGAGTTAGGGTGCAAAGTCATAGCTTATGAGGTTATGCCGGAGTGGGCGGACAAGATAAGGAAGATTAATCCTAATCTGGATATTCGCCCTTGGGATGGCAAGGAAATACCCGGCTATCATGCACTTGGGCAATTTGATTTAGTCTTTTGCGATGGCCCGGCTTCATCTTACTCTGGCGGGGCTAAAAGAGATGACGCCATTAAGATGTCTTCCGAGCTGGGCAAAGTGCTTATTATCCATGATGCAGGCAGGCCGGGGGAGAGGTCAGCGCAGGATAAATATGTCAAAGATAGGTTTGATGGGCCGGTAAAGGGCGGCAGGCGTTGCCATACTTGGGTTAAGAAGGTGGCAGAGAACGCCACAATACCCCTAATTTCGCCAGAAACGCCCCCACAAGCCACGATTTGCCCTCAAACGGGCAACCCTACTAAGCATATCAAGGTTGTATCAACCGCAAGGGGTTGGGGCGGGTGCGCAAGGTCAATCACTACCATAATGAAACTGCTCTTAAATAACGGTCATAAGGTTGAGTTTATCCCTTTCAGAAATAAAGTCGCAAGCCATGAATTTCAGGAGTGCATCAAGAATGAAATGCCTGATTTAAAAGTAACCGAAAGCTACGATACCCTGAATGAACAATGTGATGTGATATTTGTTTATGGGGATGATTATATTTGGGATTTTGGCAAACCTGAAATATCGGATGTGTTTTCTAATATTAACGCAGGCCGTAAAATCATGATGCTCAACTACCGCAGGGGGAGTGTTGGCGAAATCCCCTGGACAAAGGGTTGGGATAAGTATATGTTTTTAAACTCAACGCAAGAGAAAGAATTGCTTAAACACGAGCCAAACGCCAAGACAAGGGTGCTTGCGCCTTGCACGGATTTGACGCCATTCTTTAAGGTGCAGCCGGATTATAACAGGTGTTTGCGCATAGTCAGGCATAGTTCGCAGGGGGATGTCAAATTTGCTAAAGACTTCGATAGCGAACTGAATAATGTTCTCAATAGTAGAACAGATGTTCAAATAAGTATGTTGCCCGGGCCAAGCTTTATCCAGCCAAGCGAAAGGTTTAGCAAACAACCCCGGACAGATAAGCTCGAGGTTATAGCCGAGTTTTTAGGCACAGGAAATCTATTCTGGTATTCTTTGCCCCAAGGGTATATGGATCAAGGTCCGCGGGTTATCATCGAAGCCATGGCGGCAGGGTTGCCGGTCATAGCGGATAACTGGGGTGGCGCAATCGACAGGGTGACACCCGAGTGCGGTTGGTTATGCGACACTAAAGAGCAAATGCAGGAAGTTATCAAAAATGTTACTTATGAGGATTTGCTTAATAAGGGTGCTAACGCCCGCGAGAGGGCGAAGGAAGAGTTTATCGTCGATAATTATATCAGGGAATTGACAGATGCCTCTTAAATCCGAATTTTGGGTTATTCCCAACCAGCGCCCCCATGAGTGGTATCATCGGGAATTGGCAGAAGATAATAGAAGTACCACCTGTTGGAAGCCATCGGGGAACAGGGAACATTTTAAGGGCGATTATTGGGCGACAGGATACCCGAAAGCAAAAGCAACTTATTGGTTTAAAGACGGAAAGGTAAGTTAAGTGTTTTCAGAAAAAGAGATATTGGAAATCAGGAATTTTATCCAGTCGGTTAATAGCAATCTTATTCCCGTTGACCAGCAGGAAGCCGTCATAAAAGAAGGGCATATTTGGTGTGCGGACTGGTGGACAATAGAAATGGGTAAAATTTTGATTTATGGAGAAGATGCCTATAAACTCGATCCTTTGCCGAGGGTGCTTAAAAATAACCATTTATTTACTCATGAATACCAGGTTACTACGGGCAACTTTAAGCTGAATATGCTTAAACTTTTGAAAGAACATAAGGATTATTCCGATACCCTGATAGTTTGCGAATGCGGCAGGGGCATGGATATTTTATTAGCTAATATGGTAAAACCCTGGAAGAAGATTTATTGTTATGACCATAACGATTTGGTTATAAACGAAGTCAATAAGTATTTTAGGGATAAGTTAGGTCTTCCTATTGAGGCGGCAATGAACCCGTCTTGGAGTTACGATAAATTACACCTTAACCTGAAAGGTTACGCAGGAGTGGATTTTAAGGCAATACTGCTTGGGAATGTTGTTCATTTAGACCCTGAACAAAAAGAGGCGATAAAGAATAACCCTAATATCCTGGCTATCATAGACGGAGAAATACTTAAATGAATTGTAAGGTAGTCAACGATTTTCATATAGAGTTCGAGAATGAGAGGATGTGGGAAAAATTAAACTGGCTGGGTGTGCCTTTATTAACTTCACCCTTCGACGTCTTTATAATACAGGATTTGATATTTAAGATTAAACCGGATTATATCATTGAGACCGGCACAGGATACGGCGGTTCGTCTTTATTCTATGCCGCGATAATGCAGCTGATAGGCAAGGGTGAGGTATTGACGGTAGATATTGAGAAAAGGGAAACAGAACTTGACTCTATCGCAAGGCGGATAAAACAGCAAAGGGTGATAGATATAGAGGGTTCAAGCGTAGAGCCTAAAGTATTTAATTATATTAACTCGGTTACAAAAGGTAAAAACAATATCGTTATCCTTGACTCATGGCATTCAAAAGACCATGTCTTAAAAGAAATGGAGCTTTATCATACATTAGTTCCTGTCGGTTCTTACCTGATAATCGAAGACAGCCATGTCAACGGGCATCCCGTTCCCTGGAAGTGGGGCGAGGGGCCTTACGAGGCGATAACTGAGTTTTTAAGGACGCATACCAATTTTATGATAGATAAGGAGTGTGAAAGGTTAGGTTTCACTTTTCACCCGAATGGTTACCTAAAGAGAGTTAGATGATACATCCAGGCGCGTTAGATACTTATAATTCACTAACCAAAGAAACATCCGGTTGGAACAGGATGAGGATAGTCTATACCCTTGCCGACTATGCTTTGACTTTTTCTAAGGGTGCAATACTTGAAATCGGCTGCGGGGAGAGTTCGGTATTCTTAGGGTTATTATCAAACAAGTATAACCGCCCTGCATACTTCTGCGATTTTCAGCAAAGCGTTACCACGAACGCAAAGACAGTCCCCGGATACTTCGGCAATTACGCCACAGTCTATACCGGCAAGTCAGATGACTTTTTTAAGGATGTCAAGATACCGGAATTGGCGGTTGTGTTCATCGACGGAGAACATACCTACGAGCAGGCGTGGAAAGATTTTTATAATGTCCTGCGTTTAATAGATACGAACGGGCTTATTTTATTGCATGATACCTTGCCGCTAAGCGATGAGTTCTTGGATTTGAACAGGTGCGGCACGGTCTATCAGCTAAGGCAGGAACTCGAAAAAGACAAGCGGTTTGATGTGTTTACCTTTCCGCACTCGGCTATGGATGTCGGGTTGACTATGGTCAGGCGCAAACCGGATAACTTAAAGTATTATCAAACATGAACGATTTAGACAGGATTTTGACAGGTGAAAAGAAGTTATTGAACAACGACTTCTCAAGCCGCAATAATGATTTGGGCATGGATTGGTATGATTTGGTTGAGAACTATAACGCCATACCTTACAAGTATGACACCGCCATAATCGTAACTACCTATAACGCGCACCTTAAATTCTTGAAAGCAACCCTGGCTAATTACCGTAAAGCCAACTGTTTTATTTTAGGCGCTTATGACTCGCACTACCGGGCGGATAACATACTGGAGCAGGCGACAATGAGGCAGTTTTTCTTGAGGCCCGAACACCTCGCCCTGGCGCATGCGTGGGTATTCAAGCACGGCACTTATGACAACGACAAGAGAGATGGTTGGTTCTGGAATGTGCGTTACGCGCAAGGGGTGTTAAAGCAGTTTGATTTTAAGTATGTGTTCTGCACCAACGGCGACTGCATATGGGATAAGCCGGAAGGGTTACATAAGTTAAAAGAGATTTTAGGCGGCGGAGATTTAATGGGCAACTCCTCATCTACTTCGCCGGAGATACCCAACGGCGTAATACATACCGCAAGCGTCTTGTATAAGATAGATGCCTTTAATAAGATTATAGACTGGATGAATGAAAAGATGAAACATCCGGCAAAGGGTTATCCAAACCACCCGGAGCAGAATTTAAGGGATGCTGTATATGAATTAGGGTTAAAGGAAACCGTTGCCCCGATACAACCCCTTTATCCTTTGGACGGTTCTATCGACCACTACACATTCTTCAACCAACCGTCAACATGGAAAGATGTGTTAGGATACCGTAATTTAGGCGCGGAGTTAGAGTATAAATCAGAGGAACAGATAGAGCCGATAGAGTCAAAGTATTTTGATTTTTATGATGATTGTTTGTATTTCTCGGATTATGAACGCAACACCATATGTAAGTTTTATCTAACGGGCGATAGGCGGTATTTATACCAGTATTGGGATCAGAGCGAGGACTCCGACTATAACCGCAAGTATTACCCGATAGAACACTACGGAGAAAAGCCGATATATGAATGGACGCCTGGCGAAAAAACTACGGAAATTGGCGCGTGAGAGAGATAAGTTAATATTGCCCGAGCTGAAGTCTTTTATAAACGGGTTAGGTTTTTTCGAGAGGTTAAAGGTGGCTTTCAGGATTTTAAGGAGAAAGTTCTAATGGGTTGGACAAGGGCTGATTTATTAGACCCGAAATTAAGCGAGCAAGACCGCAAAGACGGCGAACAGGTCATTAAGAATTTTATGGCTAATGACACCTGGGCTAACCGGATATTCGGCAAGGTAGGGATATTGCTTACCTCGCACCCGGGCAACAGGGTTTTCTTGCGCGCGTCGGTTGAAAGCCATAGGAAATTAGGGTATTTAATCTGCCTTTACTATGATAACTACATCAACCCCGAGCACGAGGCGGTTGACTACAATTCGATCATGCCGGGGAAAGATGTAATGGATAATATTGATGTCTTTACAATGGGACATTGGCAGACTTGGGGCGGCGTGTTATACCCTTACTTCTGGGCTTTGAAGTGGGGGATTACCGTATTGCAGGATTTTGAATATATCTACTGTTCAAACGGCGACTTTATCATGGAAAAACCTGAAGGGTTCCCTAAACTGCTTGAGTTATTAGGCGATGACGACATCATGAGTTGCGGGCCGGTAAGAGAGCGTTCAGTCAACACTTGCGGCTTTATCGGCAAGACTAAAGCGGTCAAGGCAATCGTCCAGCATTTCCAAGACCATTTTATACCTTTTGAGGTCTATGAGAAATACACCCAGGAAATAGGCAACGCAGAGGGCAGGTTCGGCAGGGCGATAAAGGATTTAGGATTAAAGCATAAAATAGTTGAGAGCGCTGATGATGAACAATGGGCTCCGGCTAAGGGCGCTTGGTATGACTTGGTTGGCTACCGGCACCTGCATGCGGAGTTAAACAGGGCGTATAAAAATAAATGGTTGCCGCCGGAATTAAAATATTTAGATACAAGATATATGAATACATGGGAAGTGGATATTTTTAAGAAGTTTGAAGAGATGAAGGATATAGAAGTATTAAAGGGATGGTGGATAAAAGAATAGGAGAACATTATGGCAATCGCACAACCAGCATCAAGTGACGCATTAGACAGCCCAAGTCATTCAACCTTGCACAAAATCATAGCTGCTGATTTATCGGCAGCAGTTAAATCTTTAATAGTTGACGCTGGCGGTAATGTCGGCATAGGCACAGAAACTTTCGGCACTTCAGCTGCCAAAGTCCTTGCTTTAAAGAATGGCACTCCCCCTTCATCCTCTCCTGCGGATGAAGTGCAGTTGTATGCGGAAGATGCTTTGCTTTATGGTGCTGATAAATGTTCTGGCGGAACTGCTAGTAGTGGTTCAACTAACGGTAACTTACCATCATGGGCTTTTGCTGATGATGCCTCAAGCAGTTTTTGGATGTCTTCTTCAACTGGCGGTATTGATTATCTGGAATATGATTTTGGGTCAGGTGTTTCTTGGGCCATAAATAAAGTGCGTATTCTTCCAAGAACTGATGGATTAACTTATGCTCCTAAAACATTTACTATCAAAGGCTCAAATAACGATAGTACTTGGACTACATTAGCGACTGTAACTGGACAAACAGGATGGTCGATTGGAGTATGGCGAGAATTTACTTTTACCAATTCAACCGCTTACAGATATATAAAAATTGATGTTACTGCAGTTGATGGCGGTGGGTATAATTCTATCGCAGAAGTGGAGATGGTTATAGGCACAAATTCATCTGAACTCAAGGTCAGAGATGAGGCTGGAAACATTACTACTTTATCCCCTCACAACTTCGCTTTGATAAATCCTTCTCATCCTTTAGCTTGGGCTTTTCACTCTAAAAATGCTCACGGTGAAATCAATGTGGATATGTTTAGGGTTATCCGAGAGGTAGAGAAAATAACGGGCAAGAAGTTTATCCATATCGGGAGGAAATAATGGCTATATCTCAACCTGGCACGACGAATATATTAAGTAGCCCTGACCATTCGCTTTTGCATAGAATAATCGCTGCTGATGTTGCTGCTGCGGTTAAATCTTTAGTGGTAGATGCTAATGGAAATGTAGGGATTGGAACGGAAACATTTGGCACTTCCGCAGCGAAAGTATTGGCTATTCCTAATGGAACAGTTCCTTCAACTAGTCCTGCGGATTCAATCCAGTTATATGCCGTAGATGTATCCTCAAGTTCAGAATTAAAGGTTAGGGATGAAGCAGGAAATATAACAGCATTAGGCCCCCATGTTTTTAAACTCTTTAAAAAACCACACCCTTTAGCTTGGAGTTATTATTCGGAGAGAGGTAATTATATTATCAATGTGGATATGTTTGGGTTTGTTAAGGCAGTAGAAGAATTAAGCGGAGAGAAGTTGATCTACTTAAACTAATATGGCCATTAAACAATACGACGATAGTGCGTATACATATGGAAATACCAACTTAGAATATGATGGGGATTTATTAAGTTCTTCATCTTCAAGTTCGCGCAGTTCTAGTAGTTCGAGCTCTAGTTCTTGTTCCTCTTCAAGCTCACGGTCTTCATCATCATCGAGTTGTAGTTCTTGTTCCAGTTGTTCTAGTTCATCTAGCCGTTCGTCATCGTCAAGTAGTTGTTCTAGTTGTTCTTCCAGTTCCAGTAGGTCATCATCGAGTAGTTCTTGTAGTAGCTGTAGTAGTTCTTCGTCCCGTAGTTCGTCAAGCAGTTCTTGTTCGTCCTGCTCATCATCGTCTTCATACAGCAGTTCATCAAGTTGTAGTTCTTGCTCGAGCTGTAGCAGTTCGTCATGTTCTTCTTGTTCTTCGTCGAGTTGCAGTTCTTGTAGTAGTTCTTCTTGTTCATCGTGTTCGTCATGTTCTAGTAGTTCTTGCTCAAGCTGTAGTAGTTGTTCATCATCATCTTGTAGTTCATCGTCATGTAGTAGTTGCAGTAGTTGTTCGTCATGCTCATCAAGCAGCTCTAGGTCATCATCTTCATCTTGCAGCAGCTCATCATGCTCGAGTTGCAGTTCTTGTAGTAGTTGCAGCAGTTGTTCATCGTCATGCAGTTCGTCTTCATCTTATGGTTGGACAGATACAGTCGAACATTCAACGGCTTGGTCGGATAGGTCGGAACATGCCGCGACCTGGACAGATAGAGTAGAAACCGCAGGCTCCTGGATAGACAGGCCTGTATAGGAGGAATTATGATTTTATCTTCATTCAAGACTTATGTAAAATATGACCTAAAAAGGACAGATAAGGATACAGAGTTGGTTCAAGCTTACAATGACTCTATCCTCGCAGTCGCCCTTAAAATGTCGCATGGCGCGTATAAATACACCTCATATGTGCCGACGGTGAGTGGCCAGCCCGATTACCGCCTGCCGACTACGATTATGCACCTGATACACCCGATTAAACTATTAGAGGGGACGGCATCAGGGGATAGCGGTTGGCAGTTAGAGCATATCACCAAAGAAGAATATGACGAGTTAGAGCCAAACCCATTCAGGACAAACCCTGATACTAAAGCGGATCCGGTCAAATACACTGTTTACTCCGGTTCAATACTTCCCTGGCCCATACCGGATGACGCAACGCACTTGCTTGAGATAAACTGGACGAAGGCGCCGACAGACCAAAGCGCGGACGCCGACACCCCAGCCCTGCCTGACCATTGGCGGGAAGTGTTGAAACAGATGACTTTATACCGGCTTAATCAAGGAATAGGGTTATATCAAGAGGCACAGTATTGGCGGTCGATGTATGAGGACACCGGCGGAAATCCAACAGGGTTGTATGCCGATTTATTAGCGATAGAAAAAGACAAAGAAGGTAGGGCGATAAGGCAAGTAAAGAGTAATTTATTATAAGGAGGAAATATGCCAGTTTATGTTGAGGTTCACGACGAAACCAAACCCGCCGGAAACAGGGCGAGAAGTTTAGGCGATGATGATATAAGAGAGTTTAAGCGCGCTATCAGAGAGCGCCTTGCTACTGACCATAACTTTAAGGCAGATGAGACGGGCGATACCCAAATAGGTTATCATAAACAGGTAACTTTGATTGAGGCTGCGGATATAGGGGTAGGCGCAACAGGACTGCCGATATTGGGGGCGCAGACCGTATCAGGTAAACCAGAATTGACTTTTACCGACGAAGACAACAATGATATTCAACTTACTAAATCTGGTGTTATAAACGCTTATATCGTCGGTGAAATCAGGATGTATGGCGGAGCGGCTGCGCCGACAGGATGGCTTGCTTGCGCAGGAACGGCAGTTTCAAGGGTAACTTATGCGGCATTATTTGCCGTAATAGGCACGGCTTATGGGGCAGGCGATACAGTAACCACATTTAATCTGCCAAGTTTGGTCAATAAGTTTGCGAGAGGTTCAGCGACACCAGGAACAGGTGCAGGATCAGATACTCATACAACCCCGAGTCACATATTAACTACTGATGAAATACCGGCGCACAATCATAATTTAGGAATATCTGTTGCGGTAGTTGGAGGAGCTTTATATTCTATCGGTGGAGCAGTTGCAGCTCCAGAAATCGCATCTGCTAATGCTGGTGGTGGTAATGGTCATACTCACGATGCCGCGGACAATATTCCAGTTTATGAAAGTGTGATGTATATTATCAAAACATAACATAAGAGGTAAATATGCCTAGAGGAAAATACATTAGAACATTGGAAATTAGGGAAAAAAATTGTATAGGGATGTTAAATAATAAAAATGCTCTTGGTGCTAAAAGAACTATTGAGCAAAGAAATAAATATCGCCTTACACATTTAGGTAAGATTGGATTAGCAGGAGAAAAAAATCCTATGTTTGGTAGGTGTAGGGAAAAACATCCTCGATGGAAAGGTGGATTAAAAAATTATTTAAGTAAAATAGCAAATGCGGTTTATAGAGAATTTAATATTAATATACTTTGCGATAAGTGTGGAGCTACTGAAGATATTTGTATTCACCATAAAGATAGAAATAGAAGAAATAATAACATTGATAATCTACAACCTTTATGTAGGAGTTGTCATATGCATTTACATACAAAAGGTAAAATATTTTCAGAAGAACATCGGAAAAAAATTAGTGAAGCCAAAATGGGAGTTAAAAAAAATGTCTGCTTTACTTAGAAAAGGGATTTTAATGCCAGTCGAGGGCGTAGACTGGAGCAAACCCTCGACCTTTATCAGCGATACTTCAGGCTATCCACAGAATATGCGCTTTTTGGCGAATGAGATTTGCAAACGCCCGGGCAAGTCCTTGTATGGGGCTTCCGCAATATCGGACGCAACGCAGATTATGGGGTTGGGAGTTTTAGAGTTACCGTCGATAAAATACCTCATCCGCGCATCAAAGACACAACTAGAGAGATATAATACAACGACTTTGGTATGGGATAGTATATTGACAACGGTGCTTTCCGGCGGGGATGAAGATTTCTTGTCGTTTGCCAATGTTACTGAAAGTCAATTCATCGCATTTACAAACGGGATAGATAGGATAAGGAAATGGACGGGTTCGGGCAACAATACGGCGTTAGGCGGCAGCCCCCCGCTTGCCAAATATATGACTTATCTTTCGCCTTATTTAGTCCTTGCCTATGTTACAGAGGGCGGCGACATCAAACCCTGGAAGATAAGGTGGTGCGATACGGATGCGCCCGAGACATGGACGGGCGGCAATGCCGGTTCTGCATTGATAAGCAGCGAACCGTCCGCCATACAAAACATAATGAAGTTAAACGAATATATCGCGGCATACAAAGAAGAGTCTTTATGGCTTGGGGTTAAGGTTGATACTACTGATATATTCCAATTCAACTGTATGAAGACAGGCATCGGGCTTGCTTCTCCCAGGGCAGTAGTGGACGCCGAGGGCAAACACTTCTTTATGGGGCATACGGATTTCTATGTATGGAACGGGATAAGGGAAGAGCCTATTGGTGCTGCCGTAAGGGACAGGGTATTTTCTACCATTGACCGCAGCAAGATAAAAAGATGCTTTGGGTTGCATATTAAAAACTTAACCGAGATATGGTTTTTTATCCTGGTAACCGGCGAAACCTGGCCCTCGCAGGTATGGAAATATAACTACCGGACAGGATTTTGGTATTATGATACCTGCTCGAGTATTACGGCAGCGGTTGCCTGGAAGAAGATAGCGACGCAAAGCTGGAATGACGATACGCCGGGGTCGTGGGATGAGGCGCTTGATACATGGGATGCCGGAGACTCTATCCAGGATTGGGAAGAGGTAATGTTCGGTAACTCCGCAGGCAATACCGCTAAACTTGACTACTCGACTACCAATGATTTAGGGATTGCGGTATCCTCTATTTTTGAAACCAAAGATTATACGGTGGATGTTTTAGAGTTTTATAAACGCTGGCTGCAATTAGATTTGTGGGCAAGGGGAAGTGTGGGCGCAAAACTCTATGTGGATTATTCAGATGATTACGGAGATACCTGGACGAATATTCCTTATAGTTCATCTGCCGCCTATATCACCCTATCCGCGGCTACTCAACTGTTCAGGTTGTATTTTGACATAGTCGCTGATCATATACGCTTTAGATTTAGAAACGCCGAGAGTGGCGAGATATTCTATTTAAGGAACTTCTTTTGTTATTATTTAGCACGCGAGGAACGAAAGGGCTAACTATGGCTAACGAGGGTGCAGAGTATAAAAAAGAACGCCGTAATGATGTGGGATTAAAAATGGTGTATGTAATTTTAACCGCCATTATTACCTTCCTTTTATCCGTTACTTTTTTTGAAACTTACAGGAAAGCGGAAGCAGCGGTATCAGGGTTAAGCGAAAGCAAAAAAGATATTGCCGTATTGCAAAGCGCAGTTGTGGCGATAAACAAAAGTTTTGACAGCGTAAATAGCAAATTAGATTTATTACTTGGGTGGAAAAAATGAGCCAAATTGACAATGGTTTCAACTATAAAGACGGAATAAGCCTTAAAGAGTTTTTTCTGTTTAAATTAGAAGCCCAAAACAAAGCCCTTGAATTACAGGCGAGAGAATATGAAAGGCGGTTGGAAAATTTAAACAATGAAGCCCGCCAATTAAAAGAAATGCAAAGAACCTATCTTCCGAGGGAAACTTGGGAAGCAGCATTTTCTAATATTGCGAAAGACATAAGGGAATTAAGGGAGTCAAGGGCTGAACTGCAAGGCAAAGCTTCAATGCAGAGCGTAGTAGGGGCGTATGTTATAGCAGGATTAGGGATTTTAGTCGGCATAATCGGGATATTTTATAAATGAACGAACAATGCCCTATTCACAACAAGCCGTTAGAGCAAATCAATATCCGCTTTCAGGTGGTTGGGTTTTGCCGGGAATGCCATAAGGAATATTATAAGTTGCCAGATGGCAAAATAGTAGACAGGAAAGAGTGGTATGAAATTAAAGAAGCTTTTAACAGTTAAAGGAGGTGGCAGAAGTGATTAACTTTATCATCGGAATTATCGTCGGTGGGTTAGGGATGTATTTTTACCTGACTTTCATTTTGAAAGAGAAGAAATAATATGGCTGCGGGAGAAAAGTTTGACATAAAGAAACTTGTGGCGAGCCCGTTTACAGGACTCTACTGGACGAAAACTAGTATGTTTGGGCTCGGGCTTGCCGCACTCCTATTCGTCGGGTTCACTTTTTGGAAGGCGTATTTTAAAAAACCCGAGCCGACGAACACGCAGAATATCCAGGCACAGGCAGGGTCGAATGTGCAGGTTCAGCATATATACGAGCGTAAGAAAACCCTAATACCTTTTGCAGAAGTATATACGGAGCAGAAAAGCAAAGTTGAAGGTTTAGGTTTTGGGGTGCGCGTAGGAATGAGGTTTGAATGGTAAAATTACTACTTTGGTTAATCTGTTCTATCGCTTGTGGTGTTCTTTATCGCATGGGGGGTTCTGATAAATATAACACAAAGGTAAGGGATTTAGGTGTTCCTTTTGTCTTTATATTATCTTTAAGCCTATGGGCAGGCTGGAGCTGGTGGCTTGTATTATGTTTCGGGCTTATGTTCGGGGCATTGACTACTTATTGGGGTAAAAAGGGAAGTGATAAAACTTTTCTTAATTACTTTCTGCATGGGTTGGGCGTGGCGGTTGCTATGTTGCCCTATGCTATCTCTATGCATCATTATATCGGCTTTATTATAAGATGTTTAGTAGTTTCATTGGGAATAGCTTATTGGTCAATATATGTCGGCAACGACATCAGGGAGGAGTTTGGGCGGGGAGTGATTATCGGTTCAACCTTGCCCTTGCTTTTATTTTAAATGGCACAGATAGACAAACGCATAAAAACAGCAAAACCCGAAAGCGCCTTCGATAAAGCATTGGAAGAGGACTTGCTTAAATATACCTTTAAACTGGCATCCATTATAAATAACGGTCTTAAAATATCAGATAACTTTGCGACAACGGCACAAGCGCACATTACCGACGCGGACGGAACTTTGGCAAGCGCTACGAGCCGAATTAACGCTATATTAGTGGCATTGGAAAATATAGGGATTTTATCGACTTCATAAAACAAGGGAGGAAACTATGTTACCAGCATTAGCATTTTTAGCAAATCCAGCATTTTGGGGGGGTGCAGCAAATGCTGCAGGTGCAGCCGGTGGAATTATGTCCATATTCGGTGGTGGTAAGAAAAAAGAGGGTGGTGGTTCAGTCAACCTCGAGGATTACTACCCGAGTTGGATGAAGACTACCGCTAACACCTTGGCGCCCTGGGTTCAGAAATACCTACCACAGTTCCAGCCAGGCGCGAGTTACGGTGGTAAATTAACCACACAGGCGACACCGTTTGAAGAAACGGGGCTCGGCATATTAGGTAAATACCTAAACGCTCCAAATACAGGAGAGTTATTTGGCGCGGGCAGGCAACAGGCGTTAGATACTTTAAGGGGAGATTATGCCAATCCGATGACCTCGCCCGTCATCAAATCCTGGAAAGATTTGGCTTCTTTAAATCTTGGGGATGAGATGTCAAAGTTGAGGGCAAGCAGAGGAAGCCGCAACCAGTATTTCTCAACAGAGACAGGCGCGCAGGAAGGCGACTTAGTCAGGCGCAACCAAGCGGACTTGAACGCTTTGATAGGTCAATTCATCAATCAAGAACGCGGTCGGCAGGTAAATATGGTTCCACAGGCAGCGCAAATGGATGAATACGAACAGGCACTAGCGCCTTTAAAGAAGATAGGCGCGTCTCAAACTTTAGGTTCGTTGCAGAGGACGATAGAACAGGGGAACCTTGAAAGACAATATACTGATTTCGTAAGGCAACGCAAGGAAATGGCTATGCCTTTGGATGCGGCCAGTATGCTTATGGGCGGGCAATGGGGCACAGGCGGCACGATGAACGCGCCTACTACGACAAGCAACCCATTGGCAAGTTTATTCAGTCAAATACCGCAACTGTCAAGTTTGCTTCAAGGATTTTTTAAGGGAGGCAATACATCTACATCCGGGTTTGGTAGTGATACATCTCAAATGAGTAATTTCTTTAATTTATTAAATTAAGGAGGTCAATATGCCAGGAGTAAGCACTTTATTAGAACAGGGATTTACTTTACCGGGGATGCCCCGGAAGGAAATAAATACCGATACCGGTGAAGTCGGATATGAACAATCCGGTATGGGCGCTATCGCAAAAGGGTTGACGAGTTTCTTACTTGCGCGAGAAAAAGAGCAGAAGAAACAGCAAGAGGAAATGAAGACGCAGTCCGACATGTATAAGAGTTTGCGGGAAGCGGGGTATGACTCGCAGTCGGCTTTTGATGCGGTGATGAAGAGGAAGATGCCGACGCAGGCGGGGGGGGAAGCACTTAAAGAACAGAAAGAAAAACAGGATATATCCGAGTCAAAGGCAAAAGAAGCATACTATACCAGCCGGGCCAATAAACCCGATACCGAGGTAAAGATAACTTTGAACGAAGCGGTGAAGAAAGCGCAATCCGGGGAGATAACCTGGGATGATGTAACCGAGAAGTTTCCGACAAAGATAAAAGAAATAGAAAAAGTTAAAAAACAATTAACACCCATAAGCAAAAATCCTAATTTTAAGGAAGTTGGCGGTTTGTCTACATTCAAAGCATTTAAAAACCCCGATATTTCTCCTTTAAGTTCGCGGGCTAAAGGGATGATCGGTCAGATAACGGATGAGTTGGCTTTCGATGAATTTATGGATGATGTGGATGCGATGATAAAAAAGGGTCTTTTCACAGAGGATGAGAAAAACCAAGTTTTAGAATATTTCGGCAAGCGTAAATAAGGAGCACCTATGCCTTTAAATTGGAATTTTGAACCCATAAATCCCCCCAAAGCGTTGAATTGGGGAGAACCAAAGGTAGATGATTTTGAGATGCGCCTTGAGACCGAGAAAACCCAAAAAGAGATAGATAACAGGGTTATGTTCCTTCGCCAACAGATAGCGCACAAGGAAAAACAAGACCCGAAGAATTGGACTTATGAGCAGAGTGTGGATTATTTTAAGAATAATCCCGCACAGACATTACAGGATGAGGCGGCAAGGGAGTTGTTTCTAAAAGAGAAAAAAACAACCCTTGAAAAAATGCAGGGAGAAATTAGAAATCCTCCCCCCGCAACGCTTAAAGATGCGATTAAATCAATTATTACAAAACCTTTTATGATGTCCCCGGAAGAGCAAAAGGCGCACGACCAGAATGTTTATGCTCTTTCAAAAGTTTATGATTTGCCAACCAAAACAATACAAAAGAATTATGATACATTATCTAGGCAAACTTTTACCCGTGATCCTAATTATGCAGAATTATTGGGGGCTTTATCTATTCCCCCGATTGTGGCTGGTTTAGCCACCCATCCAGCAGCAACCGCTTTGGGATTAGCAGGGTTTCAAACTCTTTCTGAAATAGAAAATGCAGCAATCAGTAAAATTAAAGGGGAAAACTATCAATTCTTAAAAGGAAGAAATGTCAAAGACTTACTTCCAGAAGAAGCAAATCAAAGCACCAAAGATATGGTTGACCTTTTGGATTTTGTAGGCAAAGGACTTATTTTGGGCGGAATTTATAAAACAGCGCCTGTTTTAGCAAAGCGTTTTACTAAAGATATTATTACTGAATATAATCTACCTAAAAATTTATATTTATCTTCTGAAAAACTCGGAGGAATGAGTGAGGGAGAATTCAGGGATTTTTTCCAGAGGGATATGGGTTTATCTATTAAAGACCTAAAAAGTGTTATACTCGCCAGGAGACAGGGTAAGCCGGTAGATATAGCAATACCAGTAGAAAAAATTACATCCATAGTAGATAAACCATATTGGGCTAAATTAAAAGAAAGTCTAAATATAAAACCAATAAATAGAATGTTAAAAACTGAGACGGTAGAATCAATTAGCGCAAAACCATCCACACCGTTACTGGAATCTCAAAAAGGCCAGGCGATTATTCCTCAATTTAACATTGGTGATATGGTAAAATTAGGAGAAGAAGTAGGCAAATTAGTCCAGAGGGAAGGAGATAGTATAATCATCAGCGCTGCCGGGAGACTAATCCAAGGAAAATTATCAGATTTATCCTTTCCCACAGGTGAGGGGAAGGTAGTATATCACGCTACTACTAAAGAGAATGTAGACAAAATTAGGCAAGAAGGTATAACACAAGGAATGGTAAGTGATACTAAGGCCGATGCTGAAGAATACGCTCAAATGTTGAGGAATAGAGGTAATAAAGATGTGGAAGTTATAGAATTAAAAATTCCTGTATCTCAATTAAAAAGTAGAGGAACTGTTGAAACTGTTACCGGTAAAAGGGTAGGGGAAAGATTTAATATTGTCCAACCCACAGGTGAACCCCCGAAAGAGCCGCCTAAGACTGCGGTGGGGGGCGGGGAAGAAATGCCGGAAGAACAATTTAACAAACTACATAAAAATTATGTCAGAGCCACACCCATTGGTGATTTAATCAGCAAAACACAGGCAATAAAACAAGAACTTGCCAACGAGGATTTTCTTATTAGGACTTACGAAAATGAAATCACTAAATTAGAACGGCAGATAGAATTAGGGGGATACCAGATTGAGGCAGAAAAAGCCAAGGCGCAAACAAAATTAGAAACCTTGAAGACAAAATATGCCGAGATAACAGAGGCTAAGCAACAGAAAAAAGCCATTCGTGATGAAGTTGCAGGTTTAATCCAAAACATTAAATCGGCAGGCGAAAAGGGTATAGCGGTTGAATATCAAGAGGCGATAGATAAATTAAGGGATAAGTTTGACCTTAAAAAGCGCACCGAGGCGACTACCGCCAAGCGCGAAAGTATGAAAGCTTTTATTGAACGGATGAAAGTAGAGGGTCGTCCGATAGGCATACCTAAAGAAAAATTAGATATATTGGACAAGGTTGAACTAAAAGATATGACCTTGGAACAATTAAGGCAATTAGCAAAACAAGTCAATAATTTAGAAAAATTGGGGCAAGTTAAACTAAGGGCGCGGACAGAAGTCTATAAAGCTAAAAAAGAAAGAATAAAACAGGGGTTATTAAAAGAGGCTACACCTATAAAATCCAAGGCGTTGCCCAAACTCCCCATAGGGGATAAACCGAGTGCCTGGGCGAAACGCGCTATCGCCTTACAGAATTATGCTCAAAAGACAGGTGTTGGGCTTACTCCTATTGACGGGATTGCTGATATAACTGGCATGAAACAGATGAAAATGGTGTTAGATAAAGACTTCTCAAAATACCTTACCCATAATGACGAAACAATAAAACAATGGTATAATTTAACTAAAGATTTTACCGATAAGGAGTTCGAGCGTATTGGCGCGGTAGCCATCTCAAGGCAAGAGGGTGGTTTAGAAAGATTACTTAATAGCGGTATCACCGAAGAAGAAATTGCCGCGATAAAACTTACTCCTCAGGAAGAAAAAGTTTATAAATTTGTTATAGATACATTCAATAAAGAATATCCCGCGGTAAAGCAATATGCAAAAGAAGTCTATAATGCGGATGTGGGAAAGGTAGATAATTATGTATCCTTTATGTCCGATTATGATTTAATGAGTGATCTTGAGATATACGAACGCTTCGGGCAAACTCCTGAACAGATAGCAAATAGAAAAACCAAGACTGTTGAACAGGGCTTTACCAAAGAACGCGCCAGGGCAAGCAATATAAAACTGGAATTGAATATAGACAAGATTTTCCGTCGGCATATGGATGATGTGGCATATATGCTTAATACAGGCAAGAATATCAAAATGTATTTTGAGATAGTAAATTCTCCCGAAATGAAAGAAAAATTAGGTGATGTTGGGGCGCTTGCCTGGCTACAATGGCTTGATTTAATGGCTCGCAAGGGCGGTGCAGAGGGGGCTAAGAGGATTGCCGCGTTGGATATATTGCGCAAGAATATCGGAGCAGGGGTATTGTCATTCAGATTATCTTCTGCATTAGTGCAGTTTTCATCATTCGCCGATACAATAGCCACAATAGGCGCAGAGTGGGCTACCAAAGGGGCCTCTTCAATAGCTACTTCAAAGGAATGGCGTAATTTCATAATGGATAATTTTCCCGAAATAAAGAAAGCGGTTGGTGATGATATTGCATTTAGGGAGTTTGGCGAGGGATTTTTAGCTAATCTTACGAAAAAAGGGTTAAAACCCCTGCAAGTCTTGGATGGGCTTATGCGCTCAACCGCTGCTTGCGGAAGTTACCAAAAACTTGCCGCAGATAAAGGTATTACCATAGACTTGAAAAATTCTGATCCTGAGTTGCTAATTGAAGCTACGAAGTTAATGCGACAAAGTCAGGGTTCCTCTTTTTTTAAAGACCAACCTCTTGCTATTACTGCGGGGTATGGTTTAACAGATAATCGTTCTATTAACAAAACCATACTTACATTTCAAAGTTTTATGCTTAACAGGTGGGATAATATCAACAGGCAAATATGGCGGTTAGGGATAAAAGAGAAAAATTACAAGAAAGCCATATTTTCTGCCTTTTGGCTTCTTGTTTTTGCCGGTGCGGTTGAAGAAGGTATACGCAGAGTATCAAGAAAAATAACTCAACCTAAGAGAATAGAAAAAGGTTTTACGGAAAATACATTATTAAATGTGCTTCAAAGTGTTCCTCTTGCAGGGCAATTAGTATCTGCTATTGTATATTCTTCTAATCCCGTTCCAATAATCAATGCTTTTGAGGAATTATTAACAGGTGTGGGTTCGGTTGCGACAGGAAAAAGGGCAGAGACTAAACTTAAGGGAGCAATAAAAACTATTGGGGCAGGTGGTTCATTGATAGGTATTCCGGGAAGTTCACAAATTTCACAAATAGCCCGGGATATTATTCCAAAAACAGAGAGTGGTTCTACATGGAAACTTGGCGGAGGAAAAAATAGTTCAAAAAAATTGAAATGGTAAACTAAAAAAGGAGGTGCTATACGATAGAAACTGGCGTTAAAAAGGCAATAGTCTTAAATGACCAGCACATCCCATACGAAGACAAAAAAATCAACCCTCTTGTATTTGACTTCATCCGCGACTTCAAACCTGACATCGTAGACATCCTCGACGACCTGACCGACTTCTGGCAAATATCCGACTTTGATAAAAACCCCAAGAGAATAAATACCCTCCAACAAGATATAGACAAAACACATATTTATCTTAAAGACTTACGGGATATATGTCCTACCGCAGAAATTGAACTTCATGCCGGTAATCACATTGACCGGATGAGGAAGTATATTTGGAGAAAAGCCAGAGAACTTGCTTGTTTACGATCCATGAGTTTGGAGTTTTTATTGGGGCTAGAGAAATTGAATATAAAATTCCTTAAAGGCGCAGAGGATTATAGGATAAGGGGCAAATTAGTTTTATTACATGGAACCATAATCAGAAAGAAGGCCGGGGATACCGCCAAGGCAAATCTTGAGAAATATGGTCTTTCTGTAATATGTGGGCATTCTCATCGGGGTGGTTCTACCTACAAAACAGATCTGTTGGGAACAAGGGGAAGTTGGGAGAATTATTGCCTTTGCGACTTTAAACTCGCCAAAGAATGGCGTATGGATTTAGCTGATTGGCAGCAGGGTTTCTCTTATATTTATTATTACCCGGATCGTTTTGAAGTGCATCAATGCCCGATTATAAAGGGTAAGTTTACGGCGTTAGGGAAAGAATATAAATGATACAAAAAACAGAGTGGGAAGTTACCCCAGGCGCTACCTATAAAGTCAAGGTAGGATGCGGCAATTTATATGTAACTATTTGCTACGACGACAAGCGGCGCTTCCGGCGCATTTTTATACCGAGGAACTCTAAATTCTACTGCCCCTTAACGACCCGGGATGCCATCGCCAAAATGGGAACTTTTCAGGGCAAAAGAAGTATGCGCCAGTTAATCAAGGATTTAAGGGGGAATAAGGCGCATTATTGTGAGAAATATAATGTTACCGCAGAGGCTACTTCTTGTTTTGACGCGGTCAGCAGGGCATTGGGAAAATGGCTAAAAGTAAAAAGAAAAAGAAGTTACACTACAAAACACCGAGAAAGCGCCACAGTAGGGTAACCCTTGATTGCTTCGGGGTAAATCCGGGCATAGGCAAAATATCCTTGCCTAAGCGGGTTGCCGACTATGACGGGCATCCGATAGGTTAGATTTTACTACATTGGGGTTGTAATAAGGCTAAATTACAACTTATATTGTGTTAACCGAGGTATTGACGATTAACAGAAAAGAATTGTATGCTTTTAAATGACGACAAATCAGAAGTCTACCTGCATTGCTGCCTCAAGTGGCTCGCGGTCAACCTCTGCCTCTGGTTAACCGGCGATGACGGAATAATTAGGATATACTGCCCTGAACACGAGCAGGTTTTATTAGGGTTTGACAAGGATTTGATATGATATACCAGATTAAACTACCCGAAAAGGTGATCGTCAGGCAGATTTTGGGGTATCTGCGGGCCATTGGCGCTTACTGTGGTAAGGTAAAAACTATGGGGGTTAAGCGCGGTGGGACATTCTGCTTCGATCCTTTTACCTTACGAGGCAAGTGTGATTTAGAAGCATTTAAAGATGGTATTATGTATGGAATAGAAGTAAAATCTGCAACAGGAAAATTAAGCCCCGAACAAATCCGCTATAAAGAAGCATTCCACAAACCACCCGATAGAATTTTTATTGAGGCACATTGTTTACAGGATGTTATTGATATAATACATTGACATTTCGTATTTTTATGATATACTTTTAATGTCATCGGGATACGGATTTTTTATGCCTATATCGGCGCTTAGTAGGGCGGATTACTTAACCGTAAACCGATGACACCCGAACAGCGCCTTTTTATTGAGAGAAGATATGATAATAGTAAAATGTCAAAAATGTGGTAGAGAATTTAAAAGTTATCCATCTAACCATAGAATATTTTGTTCTATGGATTGTGCATCTATCAAAGAAGATAATTTAATAAGCCTTTGTATTAATTGTCATTTAAAAACTAATGGAAATAGAAAATATTGGAGAAAATTCTTTATTAAAGATAACCTTAAAATTGCCTTTCCTCGTCGGTGAATTACCTGCTCGTTTATTGCCTTGAAGATGTGCAAAAAATAGTTCAATAATTTTAGTTGACAAAACAGAAATATAGGCTTATACTTTACCCATGAATACAAACACAAGGGAATAGACGAAATGAGCGTCCTTGCAAGCGGAAAAAAATTACTAACAGAGACCCCGGTAAAAGAGGCGCAATTAAATGCGTCTTTTTTAATGCTTGCAAGGCACCGGGGTCTTTTTGTTAGGAGGCCCGCCATGCGTGAAGCAATCATCCGTCAAGGGTTTGGTAATTGGTTAGTAATACTGGGAACAAAAAGCGACACCTACGGTTTAGTTAAGTTAGAGGTCGCAGATCGCTTCAAGACCCGCGCAGAAGCCGAGAAAAAAGCGGAGTTGTTTAATTATGTAATGCGGAAATGCGCCGAGTTTACCGCCAGGCAAACAAGAGAGTTAAGATGCGCGATATATTAAACTATAACCATAAGGGGGTGATTTAATGTGCAAATTTGCTTCATTTTTACATAATCCACTTACAAAAGAAATCAAGGTGGCAGATTTAGATAGCCACGGCAATACCGAGAAAAATCTCAAACTTGACCCTAAAATCTGGCGTGAGGGGCATTATACGCCAGCGGGTGAAATAGAGTTAAGGTTTACTGATGATGATAGGGTTGACCAGACAGAGTATAAAACTGCTTTTGTAAATAGGTTTCCTACATTCATTAGTTTTTTAAATTGGGCTTTGAGTAAAATAGTAAAAGATGGTGTGTATGGCGGGTCTTTGGGTTTGAACGGCCTTACCTCGGCTCAAGGGTTGAAGCTGCCTGCCAAGGTTGACGGGTCTTTGGATTTGAACGGCCTTACCTCGGCTCAAGGGTTGAAGCTGCCTGCCAAGGTTGGCGGGTATTTGGATTTGAACGGCCTTACCTCGGCTCAAGGGTTGAAGCTGCCTGCCAAGGTTGGCGGGTCTTTGTATTTGAACGGCCTTACCTCGGCTCAAGGGTTGAAGCTGCCTGCCAAGGTTGACGGGTCTTTGTATTTGAACGGCCTTACCTCGGCTCAAGGGTTGAAGCTGCCTGCCAAGGTTGAGGGGTCTTTGGGTTTGAACGGCCTTACCTCGGCTCAAGGGTTGAAGCTGCCTGCCAAGGTTGGCAGGTATTTGGATTTGGGCGCAAAAGTAAGACAAGAATTAGCAGAAAGGAAATAAAATATGTGCCATACAGTAGACTTTTACGAACCGCCATTACCCCGCAACCCTATTTATTTTATTCTCGCCGTGATAATAGCGGTGCTGGTGGCGATAACGATTAGCTTGAGCGTGGCGCACGCGGAAACTTTACAGGCGAGTTGGTATTCGATAGAAAGCCTGAAGAAAGAAGGCACATATGCTTATTCAAAAGGTCAAATGGCTAATGGTAAATATTTTAGGGATGATAATTTTACCTGTGCTACTCGCTTGTTTCCTCTTGGTAGCATTATTAGGGTTACCAATCGCGCTAATAATAAAAGCATTACAGTCATTGTTACCGACAGGATTAGTAAAAGGTTCGCCAAGACAAGGATTGATTTATCCCGCGCTGCCTTTGAGCGTATCTCTGTATTGGCAAAAGGTGTTATCAAGGTAGAGATTAAAATATTAAACTGAAAGGGGGTGAACAGTGGGGCGTTACAGTTGCGCCAGAGGTAAAGTTACAAACATCGGTAAAGCAAATAAATTCTGTTTGCTTGTCAGATGTTCAAGTTTGCAAGTGCAGTATAAAAGAGGAAAATTCAGGCAAGTGATACCCGTTACAATGACGGATTATAAGGAGTGTATGAATGGAAAATAAACCAAAGGTTAACGAAATAGAGTTAGCAAAAGCAGGCAATACCCCTGCGGATATGATAAGGATGGCGGTTTCCGGCGGGGCGGATTTAGAAAAGTTAGAGAAGTTGTTAGCTTTACAGGAAAGATGGGAAGCAAATGAGGCAAAGAAAGCCTATCATGTAGCCATGGCGGCTTTTAAAGCCAACGCGCCAAAGATAGATAAAGATAGACAGGTTGCCTATGGCAATACGAAATATAATCACGCTTCTTTGGGGAATGTTACAGAGAAGATTAGTGCCGAATTAAGCAAGCATGGGTTGTCAGCTTCTTGGACTACCAAGCAGAACGGCAATATTATGGTAACTTGCCGGATAACCCACATTAAAGGGCATAGCGAGGAAACCACACTTGCGGCTGCGGCAGATAATAGCGGGTCTAAAAACTCCATTCAAGCGATAGGCTCTACCATTACCTACCTTGAGCGCTATACCTTGCTTGGATTAACGGGATTGGCTACTTATGATCAAGATGATGATGGCATAGCCGCCGGAAGCCAATATATCAACACAGAAGAAGGCAACGAGATATTAGACAGGATAACCGAATTAAATGCCAACCTGGGTAAGTTTCTTGCTTATATGAAAGTAGAGAGCCTTGAAAAAATGCTCAAATCGGATTATCCAAAAGCCATCGCCGCGCTTGAAGCCGCCAAGAAAAAGAAAGGGCCGGACAAGAAATGAACATTATAGACTGCATTCAAGGCACGCAAGAATGGCTTGTTGCCCGGTGTGGTATGCCCACAGCAAGCAACTTTGACAAAATAATTACCATGGATGGTAAACCCTCAAGGCAGAGGGAAAAATACCTTTACCAACTCGCAGGGGAAAAGATAATCGGCAAACCCGAAGAAACATATAAAAATGATGTTATGCAACGCGGGCAGGAAATGGAAGTTGAGGCAAGACAATTATACGAGTTAATCACGGGCAAGGTAGTAAAACAGGTGGGCTTATGCGTTGAGGGTAATTATGCCGCAAGCCCGGACGGGTTGGTCGATGATGATGGTTTGATTGAGATAAAATGCCCGACATTAGCGACCCATGTTTGCTATTTGCTTAAAGGTGAGCTGCCATCCGATTATTTTCAACAGATACAGGGGCAGTTGCTTGTTACGGGCCGCAAGTGGGTTGATTTTATGAGTTATTACCCGGCGATTAAACCCTTCATTATCAGGGTAAAGCCCGACAAGGATTTTCTAAAAGCATTAAAGGCGGAACTTGATGTATTTTGCAAAGACTTAAAAAACACCGCCGAAAAATTAAAGGAGAGATAGTATGCTTAATAAAGTAATAATTATCGGCAATTTAGTAAAAGACCCGGAATTGCGCTATACCCCAAATGGTGAAGCAGTTGTTAATCTACGCATTGCCTCTAATCGCATCTGGAAAAACAAGGCAGGCGAGAAAAAAGAGGATGTTTGCTTTGTCAATGTTGTGGTATGGGGCAAGCGGGCCGAGAACTGTAACCAATATCTCAAAAAGGGTAATCCGATCCTTGTGGATGGCCGCCTGCAATCGCGCTCTTGGGAAAATGCGCAAGGGCAGAAGCAATATGCAACTGAAATTGTTGCCGAAAATATCCAGTTTTTAAATCGCACCAAAGAAGGCACAAGCCCGGAAACATCGGCAACAGTAGTAGAGCCAACACAAGAAGAAGAATTTTTTACACCAGAACAATAACCCCGCGCAGTCAGGTCAAGGCGTTATGGTAAAAACCATGATTATATGTTCTAAATACAAGTGTTCTAACAAACACTACGCAAAGGGTTTATGTTTATTTCATTATAATCGTAATAGAAAAAGAGATTATAATGTCAATCCTCGTAAGTGTTCTATCTCTGGTTGTAATCAATCACATCATGCTCATGGTTTTTGCCATAGTCATTATATGAAAAACAATGAAAAAACATGTTCAATCCCAAACTGTAAGAATACCGTTCGTGCCAGAGGAATTTGTATAGCACATTATAATGAATGGTATATAAATAAAAATTTTCCTTACCGAAAAAATTGTAAACAAAAAAGTTGTGTAATTTGTGGTTATTCTAAAATAATTAATATTCATCATATTATTTCAAAAGGAAAAGGTGGTAATGATGAGTCTACCAATTTGGTAGCATTATGTCCTAATCATCATATGGAAGTTCATCGTAATATGATAAAAATACCTGAAAACATTCAAGTTGAAGAGAGAAAAAATGCAAGAAACCTTATTTGACCACCGCACCTCTAAAGAAAAACTGCTGGATTTTATACGGGTAAGAAAGGTAGTCAAAACATCCGACTGTATAAAGTTTGCTTCAAATAACTATTCAAATCGCGGCGACAGGGATGCGCGCCAGCTCGCTGAAGAAGGCAAAATCAAGCGTATGGACGAGGGGAGGAAGAAGTTTTTATTCCCGGAGTGTAGGGAGGAGATTTGGGAGTTGTGCGTAACGGAGAGTGATTATTTGAAATGAATATGACCCCAGAAATCATCTGCGAAAAGCCGAGAAGTGAAATATATCTTAGCGACTGTTTGGAAGTGATGAAAACGATACCAGATAAGTCAATAGACCTTGTGCTGACTGACCCGCCGTATGGGATAAATTTCGTTTCGCCCTGGACGAAACGAAAAGAAAAGTTGCAAAATGATAAATTAGATGATTGGCAAGAAATGATTATTCCGATGTTGCAAGAATTTAAAAGGATTTTGACGGATACGGGTTGTTGTTGTTGTTGTTGTGGTGGTGGTGGTGGTAAAACTCCCGTAACCGCAATTTTCACTATTGAAGCTATAAAACATTTTAACCTTATACAAACTTTAGTATGGAAAAAGTTTATCGGACTGGGTTGGCGATATAGACCAAGTTATGAGAATATGGTGGTTTTAAGCAAAGACCCCAAAGATTATAACTTCTACGATACTACTAAAAAATGTTCAAATGTTATTGAGGGAATAAATCAGGACATCCCGCAATACAGGGGGGGGGAAGCGGGGTTTCACGACGAACACCCTACGCAAAAGCCTATTGCCTTAATGAAAAAACTTATAGAAATACATAGCATTAAAGACCATCTTATCCTTGACCCCTTTATGGGTTCAGGCACAACAGGTGTAGCCTGCAAAGAACTTGGGCGCAACTTTATCGGGATTGAGATTGAGCCAAAGTATTACGAGATAGCAAAGCGTAGAATACAAAATACAACGACAGATATGTTCTGTATGGAAGGAGTTGTTAAATGAACTTCTGCCCGCATTGTTGGATAAAGTTAGTGGGGATGTGGGGGATAACGGATGGTTGGTTTTCTATGTCTCTCTATTGGGGACTAAAAGCAGGGGAAAGACAGCAAACCTTTTGGCGAGACCATTATATAAGAGCAATAAGAATGATATTGGGCCTAGCGCTGATTATATGGGGATAAAATATCTTGATTTATTCTCTGGCATCGGTGGTTTCCATTCAGGGATTTTACAGGCAGGGGTAAAAATAGACAAATGTTACTTCTCGGAAATAGATAAAAATGCCACGAAAATTTACAAACAACACTTCCCAGATGCAGTTGAACTTGGCGACATCAGAACAATCAACCCAAAAGAACTCGGGGAAATTGACCTCGTTACTTTCGGCTTCCCTTGCCAGGATTTATCAATCGCTGGAAAACGGGCAGGGCTTGGAGGCACACGAAGCGGTTTGTTCTTTGAAGCGATGCGGATTATTAAGGAACTGCGGCCCAATATATTTATCTTTGAAAACGTCAAAGGGCTTCTTACAAGCAACGAAGGAAAAGACTTTGAAATCGTATTGCGAGAGATTGCCGACATTGGGCTTTATGAGTGCGAATGGCAACTTGTTAATACTTCTTGGGTATTACCCCAAAATAGAGAGCGGGTTTACTTTATCGGACATTTTGGAAAAGGAGGTGGACAAAAAGTATTTCCTGTCGGAGAAGGCAGTAAACAAGTTAATGGAATACTCCGAGAGAATGAAAGAACGGGGCAACGGATTTCAGGCGATATTCCACGAACCCGAAAAGAAAATGTCATCCCTGTGTGTAGGGGGGGGGCAGGCGAACGACTTGGTAATGGTTCAGGGGGGGGTAATGCGTAAAGGCAAATTTGGTAACGGAATTAAAGAAGAAAAATCTTTTACTCTTGATGGAACTTGTGGAAGGGATTTATTGATATGTCAAAAATAGAGAGAGAGAGTAATCGCAACACAAATAGGAAACTCTAAAAAATATGGCAATGCTACATCAGAGAAAAATTTTATGTGTTTAAGAAGTTGTGAACCGAATGGAATTATACAAGACAAAAAAATCCGCCGTCTTACCGAAATAGAATGCGAAAGATTACAGGGTTTTCCAGACAATTGGACGCAAGGGGTTGCCTCTACGCAAAGATATAAGACCTTAGGCAACGCGGTATCCGTGCCGATAGTTAAAATGATAGTTGAGAAGTTATATGGGGATAGGGGGGTGTAGGGATGGCAAGGATTAGAACGATTAAGCCGGAGTTTTGGACAGATGGGGATATGTTAAAAATCAGCCTTAATGCGCGGTTATTTTACATAGGATTATGGAATTTCTCTGATGATAATGGAGTTATGGAGTATGATATTATTGCCTTAAAATGTAAAATATTTCCTAATGACAATCTTAATGTAGAGTTATTGATAAGGGAATTGACGGATTTAGGAAAAATTTTGCCTTATGAGTTTGAAAATAAAAGATACCTGTATATCAAAAACTTTTCTAATCATCAGTTTATTGGTAAGCCTCATACCACAAAATTACCTCTACCCCCCACTATGTGTCCGATTACCGAATGTTCAGACGAAAGTTTAATAGAAGATTATATCTATCTTAAATTAGAAAGAAGTAAAAAATTTAAGACTATTGAAAGACAAATAAGAATAGAAAATAGTTACATCGATTTACTTTTGTTGGACAAGGATAATGTCTATACGCTTCTTGAAATAAAACGATTAAAGGCCGGTCAACCAGCACTTGAACAAATAATCAATTATAAAGCTTTACTTGTTAAATCGCGCAACTTAACACAACTTAACACTCTTTTAATTTGTCGGGGGATAACAACAGAATTTGATATTAAACTTGCTAATAAAGAACATATTGGGGTTATTACATTTACGGATAATTTTGAGGGGATAGATAATTTGTTAGAGAATGTTATATCTCAAGAAATAACATTACTGTTAGGAAAGGATAAGATAGGAAAGGATAAGATAGGAAAGGATAAGATAGGAAAGGATAAGATAGGAAAGGATAAGATAGGAAAGGAAGGGAAGGAAGTGC